GGATACAGAAATTCTTCTACAATTTTTGGTAATCTATGAATTTCGTCTATAAATAGAACTGATCTTGGTGTTAGACCCATGATATATGGCATAATATTCTTAATACTGCGTATTGTTGCAGCGTTTACCGTATAAAGATTTACACCCATCTCGTTGGCTATAGCACCCGCTATAGTGGTCTTTCCTAGCCCCGGTGGGCCGTCTATTAAAACATGAGGCATCACAGACCCTGAGTTTTTACATCCGGCCACAGAGACTCTCAGACGAGTTATAGAATCATCCTGTCCAATAATAGCATTAAAATTATCTGGCCTAATTGAATTAGACATTTTTTTCTCCATTAAAAGCTAAAGTATTCTGAACCAATTGTTTAAAGTCGTAAATAGGATTAGTCTTGAAAAATTCTGTTAACATAAGATCTGCTTCTTTTTTTCTAAACCCAAATGTCTGCATAATCTTACTAGATTTTATTAATATATCATCTGGTATTGTATGATGAATTGTTTCTTCAACCTTATCAGGAACTAAAATAGATTTTTGCTTAAATTTTTTGTATTTGACAACAACTATTTTAATTGTTTTTGGGGAAAAAACCGTAGAACAATCACAAACTATTTTGAAATTTTTTGTTTGTGCTTCTTTTAGAGATATCCAATGATCGAATTTACATTTCTCATTTGGACAAGTATATTTTATATTAGCTTCTATTTCAGTCGGTTTTTGGTTTTTGATTATCATTATCTTTATCTTTTATCCAAAATATAAAGTCATTTGATTCATCATCATATGCTGTTTCAACAATACCTTTATTTACTAATCCATTCAATATATTACTTGTCATTCTATCATTGAGTGCATATATTATTTTCATATAAGCATCATCATTAACTAAATATCTAATTTTAGAGGTAGTTTTATTTTTTTCTTTTTTGAGAAAGCCTACTACTATAGTGAGCGATTCATCATAAGATAAAATATTGTCAATTTCTTGTTTATCTTTATTTGTAACTGACAGCATAAAATCGTCTTTATTCTTATCTCCCTGCTCTGAACCAAAAGAATTAAATACTAATGCTCTTGTTGCTTCTATAAATCCTTGAAAATCTTTTATTATGAACCAATCTTCATTATCATTATTCATAAGTTTTTCCTAATTAAGTATTTCAAATAATCCTTCATAGTATCTAGGCTGGCTAACAATATGCCTAGCATGACTTTGCAAATGTAATTCATATTCTTTCTGTAATTTGTTGTAGACAAAGTATTTTATTTTCCATATTCCTTCGTTCCAATAGTTGTTCCCCAAGTACAGGGACTTTTTATCATCCGCTGTACTGGAGAACGAACTATTCACAGGTAACGAAATCGGAGAAAATCCATCTGGAAGTAAAGGAGTATTATAGTTAGGTAGGTTCTTCAACGCATCCTCTATAACTTCCTTAGTTATCCATTTATATTCTATCTTATTGAGCAGACTATCCATATATTTCTTGATCCATTCAGTATCTATCTGAAAGTAGAATTTATAAGGATCATTATTTTCTGGATATTCTTGGTTATTCATAATTTAACCCACACAAAACCTATCGCTAATCTGGTTTGCTAAGTCTCTGGCAGCACCAGAAAGGAATCGGTTGTTGCTGAAATACAACGCTGTGGATGCTTGGTTGAGGTACTCGACCACCGTTTTTAAAAGTTTGGCCTGCTCCCCACTCAAAACTAAACCACTGTCACCAGCATGAGAAGGCAATACTGGCGACGGATCACCATAAGCCTTTTCAAAGTTGTTGTTGTAAGCCTTTGAAAGATTCTCGTTGTAACTATTTGGAGTCTCGTTATAAGACGCCCAAGCACTACTCATAGAGTTCTTTTGACCACAACAATCAGAGGTACTATTTGTATAGACTGCCCTTTGAGTATTAAGTTCATTCAGAATTTTTGCAGCAGCATCAACCGTTACAGGAAGTCCAGTAGCATCAGACTTCTTATAGGTTTTTCTCCACTGGTCAAACCAAGCATCACTAGTAGCATTAGGAACAATGGTTACTGTTGCTGGCTGACCATTTAATGCAGAGATTAAATCTTGAACATTAATTCTATGACCAGTTGAGCCAGTCAGAATACTTGTAAAGTAAGATGCTTTCTTTTCCCAGCACTTACGCCACCAAGTATAAGGAACTCGGTAAATTTGATTGATCTTGATGGCTCGTGCATCTCCACCAAAGTAATTTACCAGTTTCTTCTGAATACCATTCCATGTGGTTTGATTAACTAGAGTTCGACTCTGATCGTCCAGAATCCAATAAATCTGATAACCATTACGAGTATCAACTACCCAACTTGGCTTAACAGCAAAGTTATTGATCTTATCAAGAGCAGACTGCTTAAACTTCATAACCTCTTTACTGGGCAGATAGTTTCCAGCAGCGTCTCGTCCAGCATCAATATCTACAAAACAACAAGCAATGGTATTGATAGCATACTGCTTTCGTCCACCGTTAACATAGAAGTAAGCATCAGAGTTGCTATTCTCATTAGCATTACGAACCTCAACAAGATCATTAGTATGCTTCATACTACTAATCTTTCTACGAGGATCTCCATTATAGCAAAAGATATGACCAACCAGATTAAAAGAATTTAGAAACTGCTCTTGCAGTCCATTCCACGAATTAGCATAACGCTTTTCAGCACTGCTGTTAGCCTTGTCATACGGATTAAAACCAAGTTCCATCTTAAACATATTTCACCATTACCTGTAATTGTAAACAACCCAAACCAATATCGGGATAGCAACCTCTACTATCATTAGCGATATAAAATAGCGGGAGAGGAATTGAACCTCTCTCAAATAGCGTTTGTTGAGTTTCCCAACCAGAGGCTATTATCTTAGTCACCAGACTCCACTTTATTTTTATTAATCAGTTATAATCGTCGTAATCTTCCTCATCATCTTCAGCATAAGCCTCTTCGTCATCATCCTCATTCCATCCCCAATCATAATCATTATCATAATCTTCATCCTCATCCTCGTAATCATCCTCACTAAAGACAGATGAATAAAGAGGCTTGAGAAGTTCGCCTTGATACTCTCCGACAACTTCATATCGGCAAGTGCGAAGTTTCTCATAGTTACAATCACTAGGAACACTCACAACATCAGCAGGATTAATCTTAACGATAACGATCTTATCGCCATTTTCAAGACTGCCATAACCAGCCACATAATTCAATGCACCAGCATGAAGCCCATTAGAACAACCTCGGCCACGATCATCATCAACCTTTGATCGGGTCATTTCACAAACATTACCAACATGATTATCAAATACTCCGCGATATTTGTCCATGTAATCTGCTCTGACTGCCTTATAAGCAAGGAAATAACCATCCTCAGTAATGGGCAGATGCTCATGCTCAAGGAAATCATAGAGTTCCTTTTGACTCTGCATACTAGGATTACCCATAAGATTATTCAGGAAATTAACAAGAGGCTGAAAAGGCAGACCCTTGCTCATAAACTCCAGAATTCTCTTGCTAATCGACCCATGAACAACCTCGCCCTCATAAGTTACCTGACCATTCTTGATCTCAACAAGACCGTCACTAAAAGTAGCAACTGCCTTCTCAATATCAATCATTTCAATCAACTCGTCAGATGTTGCAGTAGGCAGTGCCTCCAGAATCATCTTATAATTAAGATGGTCAGGCAGAACTTGAAAACTCTTGTTGTTCAGCACAACTGTCAGATTACCATCAACAAACATAAACGGAACACTCATGATATAAACTCCTATTGTTTTTAGTTACCTTGTGAATTACTTAATCAAACTACTCAATTGGATCTTAAACAAATCAACCTTATCACTATCCATACTCTCAACCCATATAGCATTATTTCTCTTACCATAATAATTATCAGCAAATTGAGAGATAGGATTATACTTGCTGTCCAAATGTCTAAGACTGCCGTTATTCTGGTTGCTTCCCATAATATACTTCAACATCGGGTTCTTGTCAACCTCGACTTTAAGAATTTTCTTCAAGTCTGCCACTTTGGTCAACTTATACTTGATTGCTTTAGTCTCGGACTTAAACAATTTAGTATATGCCTCAATATCGTCAGAATGGTCAAACATCTGATGTTGAATATTTATAAGAGTGTTATACTGTACATTTTTCTTTTTGAGTTCTTTACTATCAAGATTATCAATACCTCGATCCTTGAGCAAAGAGTTAATATGGTCAAAATATTCAGTCTGAGAGAATAGTTTCAGATCAAAAGTTTCTCTGTGCATAGTATCAGCAAAGAATTCCATTACAAGAAAACTATCAATAACATTGGATAGTTCAGTATTCTTGATATATTTCTTATAGTCAAGACCAAAAATACTCAACATATGACAAGAGAACTGGCTAACCAGTGTTCCATAATTGTAATAATGATTATCGTTATCTCCATCCTTACTGATAAATTCCTTTTTGTAGAATTCAACAATAGAGTTGTACTCATTGGTATTGTTAAAATAACTCTTAATCTTTGTTGAGAGAATCTTTTTAAACCAAGTATTAAAGTCAACAAGATTGTGTCCTTCACTGGTCATTTTTGCTACAAAATTGCTCTTGAT